CCGGGAACGGCAATCGGGTTATGACCAGCCCGGACGGTATTACCTGGACATCTCGGACCAGTGCGGCGGATAATGACTGGTGGGGCATTGCGTGGAGTCCGGAACTTGGCTTATTCGCAGCGGTCGCGGCAACCGGGAACGGCAATCGGGTTATGACCAGCCCGGACGGTATTACCTGGACATCCCGGACCAGTGCGGCGAATAATTACTGGGGGGCCATTGCGTGGAGCCCGGAACTTGGCTTATTCGCAGCGGTCGCTAATTCCGGGAACGGCAATCGGGTTATGACCAGTCCGGACGGTATTGTCTGGACAGCCCAGGCCAGTGCGGCGGATAATGACTGGGTAGCCATTGCATGGAGTTCGGAACTTGGCTTATTCGCAGCGGTCGCGACAACTGGGACGGGCAATCAGGTTATGATCAGCCCGGACGGTGTTATATGGACATCCCAGGCCAGTGCGGAGAATAATCGCTGGAGGGGCATTGCGTGGAGTCCGGAATTTAGCTTATTCGCAGCGGTCGCGGCAACCGGGACCGGCAATCAGGTTATGACATATTCAATCGGCACAGCCGGCAGTGTTCGAATCCACGGGGGGAAGACCGCCATCACACTGGCTCCTGACGGTCGGTACGAGTTCATCAACCACAACTTTTATGGTTCTTCTGATTATTACCGGATGTATGGGTGCGACAGCAAGAACCGTGCGTTCGAGTTTAACGGCAACGACTACATCCCGATTCGTACCGGCATGATAACGGACGCTCCCACACATATTACAGCCTTTAAACGGCATCTCTTTTTAATGTTTCCAGGTGGCTCTGTGCAGCATAGCTCAACAGGGAAGCCCGTCGAATGGTCAGCCATAACCGGCGCCAGCGAACTTGGGATCGGCCAGTCCGGGACCGGGTTTGCCATTACGGTCGGCGGTACCCTTGCGATTTTCAGTCGGAACGGCATATTTATACTTTCGGGGACCGGCGCTTCGGATTGGATACTTGATGAATATTCAAGGGAACTCGGGGCTATAGAGTGGAGCCTCCAGAAGATGATGTCGCCCATATTCCTCGATGACGTTGGTCTGACATCTATGGATGCGGTGCCCGCGTTTGGTGATTTCAAAGCAAACACGCTATCGCAAAAAATACAGTCATATTTCACCAGCGCGAAGAGAAACGCTGTTGTGGCCTCTCTCCGGATCAAGTCAAAAGAGCAGTATCGTCTCTTTTTTTCCGACGGCACAGGCATAAACCTGGCCTTCAACGGAAACAGCGTGGTCGGTTTTACCCGGCTGAAATATCCGGATGCTATTACATGTACATGCTCGGGCGAAGACAGCTCTGGGAACGAGGTATTATTCTTCGGCTCGGACGATGGGATGGTCTATCAATTTGAGAAAGGGACGTCTTTTGATGGCGATGCGATTATTGCATATCTCAAGACATCACCCAACTCGATTGGAACCCCTGACAGGAAAAAGCGGTTTTTCTCCGTCATTGTTGAAAAAGACAATCTTGAAACGGCTACTGAGTGGGAGGTCGGTGTATGGGGTGGGTTTAAATGGAGTGATCCGGGCGGCGAAATAGAGCAAACGTATCTCGATACGGTTGACACAAATTATTCTTTTATCTATTATTCAAGCTCTCAATATCTTGAACCATTTACGCTACATGGCGTGAGGATACATTATTCTCTTGGAGGCATGATCCGATGAGCAACGATTATTATAATAACAGCACAAACACTCTAGTAACGCTCGACAATGCCAGGGCCACCGACGTTGAGGGTAAGTTTGACGAGGTTGTGACCGGGTTCGCCCTGCTTCCCGGAGAGGAAAAGTTAAAACGCGAGACGTTAAACTTTATCAATCTGGCCGGATCCGCGACCAACTACACGGCGGCCCTGACGTACACGCCAACAGCTTATATAGACGGCATGCACATTGTTGCCAGGGTGAACATTACAAACACGGGGAGTGCCACGGTTAATGTGGATTCTCTTGGGGTGAAGGCCATTAAGCGCAAAAACGGAGCCACTCTGACTGCCGGTGACATGACGGCCGGTCAGTTTGTAGATTTGAGATATGATTCAGCAAACGGTTATTTTATTCTGATGACGTACTAACTGGGGCAAACTTGATAAAAAAAAAGTTAACTATCTGTTATGGCCAATAATTTTGAGATAATCAATAACTGGGAAGCCTGGCAAGGGCTAACCCGTGAGCAGCGGGATTATGAGCTGTTCCGTATTCTACATAATCTGGACCGGCGTCTTGCCTCTCTGGAGCGGAGGCTTTGGTTTGATAAGGGGTTGGTTTTTTGTGGCAGCATACTTGGTGGAGCGTTGGCGGCATTAGGAATAAAAAAATTATGAATGGGTGTTTTTTTTAAAGGGGATCAGTGAGTTGATAAAAATAAACCTTTGACATTCCTTAATTATTGGAATGGAAATCTTAACGCCGTGATTAATTTAAAACAAATGGCGGCAAGTTCTGTCGATGGATAAATTTTAGAGGACGGATAGACAATGGGTATATTCAGTGGGATTACTTCAGCGTTAAAAACAGCAGAAACCGGAGCACGAATTGTAGAAAAATCTACAGACGGAATTATTAATGGCATTGGCAAATTGGTATTTACTGAGCAGGAAAAGTCCGAAATCAATATGGAGGCGGCTAAAGCTATTATTGATATGCAAAAGGCTCATACTATTGAAAATAGTGAGCAGAGCAAGGCCCGACGATATCTTGCTATGCTCACATTTTGGTTTCATTACTGTTTTATCATTGGCCTTGTTATACTATACCGCATCGATCCTAATTGGTGTAATGAGGCGCTAACCGTTTTGATTAAAATCGATACCAGCTATTTGATGCTGATGGTGGCCGGAGCGTATTTCGTCCCTTATCAGCTTTCAAAGCTCGGGATTTTTAATGGTAAAAAAGAATAAATGTCATCCATTCATATTGTATGGCTTAAATGTCCAGAATATAACCTTGAAGAAATGGGAAAAATAGATGCCGCTTTATAATATACTGGTCTGCACAATCCTGAAACATCTTGAGGAGACCCGCGCGGTTCATCCGGCTAGGGAAAATGGGCAGGCCAACGTATTTATTGCGCAGGCGGGGTATTGATGCCTAACGAGAAATCGAAAATGAGGGGAATATCGTGGCGGGCTGTCGTTGATCAGGCTGATCCAAGGCATAAGGAGCCAAAGATAGCCTACGTGTTTAGTAATAAGAGAGAGTTCAGGGAGAGTACGCCATTCTATGCATTTTATATTATTTGCCGCGCAACAGAAGACGAAGACTTGCGCCAGACAGAAGACGGGATTGACATTCGCATTATAGAATAAGGAAAAAAAGCATGGCAAAGAAAATAAGTGAACTTCTCGAAATAACCACGCTGGCAACAGCGGACTTGATTGAAGTGTCTCAGGCTGCTGGTGGTGGGGTATATACCAGTAAAAAAATTAACTTAGTCGAGAATGCTGCGAATGTTCGATCAGTCCTGGGCGCGGGAGATATGTTAAAAACAGTTTACGACACAAACAATAATGGGATTGTTGATGAAGCGGAGAAGATAGATGGAGGAACCTGGAGTTAAACAAACAAATAAAAAAAGAGACAAGAAAAAATGGCTGGTACAATTAAATTAAAAAGAGGCGTTTATTCGTTGTTACCTGCGCTTACAGATGGTGAGCCTGGTTGGTGCACAGATAATTTTAAACTTTATATTGGACAAGGAGGAGCCAACAAACTTGTTGGTGAAGCCGATTTTCTGAAACTGTCTGGCGGTTCTCTGACAAACTTCCTGTCTCTTCATGCCAATCCAACAGCGGCTCTACACGCTGCCACAAAATCCTATGTTGACTCAGTGGCCACGGGGCTTGATGTCAAGGCATCTGTAAAGCTAGCCACTGCTGCTGCACTACCTGCCTGCACAGCCGGTGGTTCAGAGGTGGGAAAAACCCTCACTATGAGCGCTGTTGGTGCTTTGACAGTTGATGAAGTTGCTACAGTTCTAAATGACCGTGTTCTCGTTAAAAATCAGGTAACAGGTGCAGACAATGGTATTTATAAGGTTACCACCGAAGGCACGGCAAATGTGGCGGCAGTTTTAACAAGAGCGATGGATGCAGACCAGGCTGCAGAGGTAACAGCGGGAATGTTTACCTTTGCTGAGAAGGGAACTGCTAATGGGGATAAAGGATTTGTCCTGACAACCGATGATCCGATTACTGTTGACACTACTGCCCTGGCGTTTTCTCAGTTTGCAGGTTCTAGTGGAAGTACAACATTTATCGAACTGACTGATACCCCTGCGGACTATACGAACGCAGGCTCGAAAGCCGTAAGGGTAAATGCTGGAGCAACTGCTCTTGAGTTTATTGACTTTGCAGCCACATATCTTGAGGCGGCACCAACGAATGGTGAAACAAATAAAGCTCCTAATTCTGATTGGGCTTTTGATCATAATGCGGCAGAAACCGGAATCCACGGCGCGGGCGTAAATACATTATTAAATTCTTCAAGCGTAATAGATGGAGGCACATTTTAACGCTTGATAGGAGATTGTAATGTTTGAAAATGTAAAGACTTCTGGTAAGAAACAAAATGAAACTTCAATAAGTTTTACCATTGATGACCTTGTCTTGCTAATAGGCGAGAAAGTAGTAGAAAATAAGCTTCAGGCAAGAATTCTCGATTTTCAAAAGAAAAAAATTGCCGGTCTTGAAGAGCAATCATTGGAATTCCAATCCCAGAAAATGTCTATTGAACAAACTATCAATGAATTAAAAGTTCAACATGAAAAGACTATTTCTAATTTGCAAGTTCATGTGAAGGGTTTGGAAACAAAACTTTTAGAATTTCAAACCGCAAAACATGAATACACTGTTTCTCTTGAAGACAAACTTCACGGGGTAGTTCTTGAAAGGGATGAACTCAGGAAAGAAGCCGGAATGTTAAGACAGAAAAAAGAAAAGAAAATGAAAGTTAAGCAAAAAAGTAGGGAAAATAAATGCCGAATACCTTGAAAATTAAGCGTGGAGTAAAAACTTCGTTGCCAACTCTTGCTGCGGGCGAGCCTGGTTGGTGTACAGATACGCATGATTTGTTTATAGGAGATGGAACAGTAAACAGGTTTGTGGGTTCTCCGAACTTCTCAAGAGGCGGCACTCTGTATAAAGCTGATGGGATAGCGAATGCGACTTTAAATATCATTGTGTGGAGAACTTCCTTTGCCTGTGTTGTAAAATATGTGAAGGGATATAGGGTTGGCGGCACAGGAGCTACTGTGAACGCAAGGAAAAATGGAACTCTCAACCTGCTTGCTTCCGCACTTTCTTTGACAAGCGCCGATGAATGGATGGATGGCGGCGCTGTTCAGAATGAAAATTTTGCTGTTGGGGATAAACTTGAGATTATGATTGTAGGCACAGCAGACGTCGTAACACAACTGGCGATTCAAATTGATTTTGTGAGGGTATAATTTAACAGACTATACTGTGGAAGTAAAAAAGTCAACTACCGCCAGCTAAAGCTGGCGGCTTGTAACTGCACTCCGCCGCAATTCCCCATAAGGGGCTTTGGCATCATCGTGCGCTACGATACGGCTATTGACTGAGCCGCTACCTGGATAGCATGTAGCGTCCAAGTAATTTTGCCGGATATTCCGGCTTGCGTTTAAATCAGCGTTGAGAAAGAAACCACAATGTTTACATTTAAAGATAGCTTGAGATTGACGGTTGGAACGGGAGATGTAGCCGCAAGCGGAACATTTCTGGCTGGTATAACGAGCATCAACATACTTGACCTTCATCCCTCTGGCCTCAGC